AGTGCAACAGAGGACATTGCAGGTATTGCAATGTCAGATGCCATGTTTGCTTTGAGCGTCATTCGTCACAATCTTAAAGCGCGAATCGCCATAGATCAGATCGTAAATGGCCTTAGCCCTAAGCAAGACGGGTAAAGCCGCTCTTTCCCCGCGCATAGGTTTAGGCTATACTCTGCCGAAACCATGCGCGTGGATTTTGCCTGATGGGCCTGTTTGATCGCCTCCGAAAGCCGGAAGCCCGCACTCTTGAAAACCCGACAGCGCCCGTTTCTGCGGAGGATTTCTTGCAGGTCATGGGCTGGGGCGGCGGGCTTTCCGAAGCCGGCGTCAACGTCACGATTGACAGCGCGCTAGGAGTGCCGGCCATCTGGTCGGCGGTCAACTTCATCAGCGGCACGCTGGCAGGCTTGCCCCTGCACGTCTACCGCAAGGTATCGCAAGGGCGGCGACGGGTTGAGACGGGTCGGCTTCCGGGCATTCTTCACGACGTAGTAAACGACGAGATGTCTTCGTTTGAGTGGCGCAAGTATCTGTTCGATCAGGTTCTAACCGGCGGGCGCTGCGTCAGCTACATCGAGCGCAACGCTAACGGCGAAGTCATCAACATCTGGCCGCTTGACCCGCACCACACGCGGGTCGATCACGTTCTTGAAGATCGCAAGCTGGTGAAGGCCTATACATACAAGGGCATCAAGTATCAGGCCGAAGAGGTGATTGACATCACCTTCATGCGCAAAGCTAACCAGCTAGACATTCGCGGCCCGATTATGACTAACAAGGACGCAATCGGGCTGGCTATTGCTGCCACTCGCTATGGTTCCAAGGCGTTCCAATCTGGCGGCATCCCGCCCATGACGCTGCAAGGGCCGTTCCAGTCTGGGGCGGCGGCGGCGCGTGCATCCACCGATGTGGCCAACACGACCATGAAGCTGGCCCGTGAAGGCAAGCCGGTCATGGCGATCCCGATGGGCCACGAACTTAAACCTGTCGGATTCAATCCCAGCGAGATGCAGCTAATCGAGTTGCAGCGGTTCAGCATCGAACAGATCGCGCGCATCTACAGCCTGCCGCCGATCTTCCTGCAAGATTTGTCAAAAGGCACCTATAGCAACACCGAACAGCAAGACCTCCACTTCGTAAAGCATACGCTAAAGCGATGGATTGAGCAGTTCGAGCAGGAATTGAACCTCAAGCTGTTCCGGCGCGGATCGCGGCAATATGTTGAGTTCAACGTGGATGGCCTTCTGCGGGGCGACTTCAAGACCCGGATGGAAGCGCACGCCACGACAATCCAGAACGGCATCCGCACTCCCAACGAGGTGCGTGACATCGAGAACATGTCGCCGATGCCGGAAGGTGATCGCCTTATGATCCAAGGCGCGACTGTGCCTATTTCGGCGCAGCCTGGCGGGGTGGCTGATGCCGAGCAACAACTTTGAGCCGCTTTTTTTTGAACCTGCCGCGCCTATAGACGATCAGCGGACTCTTGTGGTATCTTTGCCACGCAATTTGGAGGCCACAATGGCAAACGCAGAAATCCGCGCGCTTGGCGAGCATGTTGAAATCCGACAGGAAGGCGACGGCCCGATTAAGGTCGCGGGCTACGCTGCTGTGTTTGGACAAGAGACCAACATCGGCGGATACTTCACCGAAGTCATCGAGGCAGGCGCATTCACCTCCGCGCTTGAGCGCGGCGATGATGTGGTCTTCCTTATCAATCACGCTGGCCTGCCCTTGGCGCGGTCGCGTTCCGGCACGCTTCGCATGTCGCAAGATGATCGCGGTCTTTACATCGAGACGGAACTGGACCCGACCGACCCGGATGTGCGCGCAATTGTTCCCAAGATGAAACGCGGCGATCTGGACAAGATGTCCTTCGCCTTCATCCCCACCCGTCAGGCGTGGGATGACAGCGGCGACATGCCGAAGCGCATGATTCAAGACCTTCAGCTTTACGATGTGGCAATCGTTACCACTCCGGCATATGACGGCACCGAAATCGGGCTGCGTTCCTTGCAGCAATACCGCGAAGAGCAACAGAAAAACCATGCTCCACGTCGGCTTCGTATGAAGTCGCGCTTGGCGAAATAGCAGCGGCTCCCGCTGTTACTGCCCTTCCTCGCACCTTGGGCAAGTGCTTGGACTGATCGTCGTGAGACAGACCAGTTCCCTTAGATGGAGGCCCAAGATGGCTGATATTAAAGAACTGCGGGAGAAGATGGCGAACATCGCCACCGAAGCCCGCGCAAAGTTGTCGGAAGTGACCGACGAAACCCCCGAAGCCCGCGCTGCCGAAATCGAGCGCGAATTCGACGCCATGATGGCAGATCACGACAAGCTGGCGGCGAAAGTCGAGCGTCTTCAGAAGGTCGAAGCCGCATTTCGCGCAGGCGAAGCGGTGGATGTGTCGCGCCGTCCGATGGGTGAAGCTGGCTCGGCCGGTGCGGTCGATGAAGGCTTCAAGATGGACTATCGCGCAGCGTTTGCCGAAATGATCGCGGCAGGCGGCGAAGGCTACGTCGATCAGGAAGTGCGCAACGTTCTGAAAGAATACCGCGTGCAAACTGGCGGCACCAACTCGGCTGGCGGCTTCACCGTCCCGACCGAACTGGCGACCTTCATTGAAAAGGCGATGATTGCAACTGGCCCGATGTATGGCACCCAGTTCTTCACCGTCATCAACACCGCTGCGGGCAACCCGTTCAACATCCCGACTGTTGACGACACCACTGTCGCCGCAGAAGCCCACACCGAAGGCACTCAGCCCACCGACGACGGCGGCAAGGACGTTACCTTTGCCCAGAAGTCGCTGGGTGCATATGCCTTCGACAGCGAGTGGATTCGCTGGTCGGCAGAACTGAACGCAGACTCCGTGCTGAACATGGAGAGCCTGCTCGGTGAGTTGATCGGTGAGCGCCTTGGCCGTATCGCCAACAGCAAGCTGACCACGGGCTCGGGTTCCTCGGACGTTGAGGGCATCGTGACCAACTCGGCAGCGGGCAAGGTTGCAGCCGCGACCAACGCCATCACTGCCGACGAGATTATCGACCTGATCCACTCGGTTGATCCCGCCTACCGGAACTCGCCCAACACTGCGATCATGATGGCCGACGCCACCCTGGCCGCTGTGCGCAAGCTGAAGGACGGCGACGGGAACTACCTCTGGCAGATGGGCAACTATCAGGCTGGCGTCCCGCAGAACCTGCTCGGCTACAACGTCGTGGTCAACCAGGCGATGGCGAATGTCGGTTCGGGCGTATCGTCCAAGGTCATGCTGTTCGGCGACATGTCGAAATTCTACGTTCGCAAGGTTGGCGCTCCGTCGCTCTACGTTGCGCGCGAGCGTTTCGCACCCGACTTCGGCATCCTCGGCTACATCCGCTTTGACGGTGTGCTGACGAACACCGCCGCGATCAAGCACCTCGCGACCGCCGCGTCGTAAGGTCGTGTCTTCTTGGTGAGGCGGCTTCGGTCGCCTCACTATCTAAGCTGACCCAAAAGGAGGCAACCATGCCGAAGGTTAAACTGCTCACCTCGATGGCTGGCATCGACTTTTCTCACGACGCTGGCGACATCATTGATTGCAATGAGGCCGAGGCAGTGCGCTTCATTGCGGCTGGCATTGCTGAGCCTATTGAGGCGGTCAAGGTTGAGCGCGCAGTTAAGGCACCGATCACCCGCAAGGCGGTCAAAGAAAGCGAATAACAAATGTATGAGCCTCTTACCAGCTTCGACGCGCTGCAACTTCTTGAGGCTCCTGCAACCACCCCTGTCGCGCTGGCAGAGGTGAAGGCGCAGTTGCGTGTTGAGCATAGTGATGACGATGCGATCATCACGCGCCTCATCAATGTGGCTGTCGACTACACCGACGCGCAGGGCGCGCTTGGGCAGGCGATGATCCAGCAAAAGTGGGGCCAGTGGGTTCACAGCGTGCCGCCGCAAGTCGTGCGCCTAAGCATTGGACCTGTATCGTCTGTGACGGCGGTCAAATACTATGATGAGGCTGGCGTTCTGCAAACGGACACGCTGTCAAACTACGAAGTCACCGGCACTGAATTCGCCACGCTGATTGGACCGAAGACAGGCTTTAGCTGGCCCGTGACGCAGGATCGCTCAGACGCGATCCGCATTGAGTATCTCACAGGCTACGGCACTGCCACGACAGATGTGCCTGAGACGCTTCGTCATGCGATGATGATGTTAATCGGCCATTGGTATGACAATCGCGAAAACACCATGATGGATGAGCTGAGCAACATTCCTTTCGGCTTCGACATGCTGCTCGATATGCACCGCAGGTCTTGGTATGGTTAGGGCTGGTCTCTACCGTGAACGTGCCGAATTCCAGCGTCTGAGTGAAGGCGCGGTTGATGCTTATGGCAACGTCTATACGGGCTGGGCAACTCTTGCCACGCGCTTCGCTGACATGCGCGAAAGGACTGGCAAAGAGGGCATTCAGGGCGGCGCGCTGTCCGATGTTGCACCAGCCACGATGCGGGTCCGCAAGGACAGCACGACGGATACTGTGACGGCGGCTGATCGTGTTGTCATTCGAGGC